CTACTACCTTTACCTGATTTCAGTAGGTCCTTCATCATTTGCGAGTACTCTTCTTCCATTTTTCTAAGTTTTCCAACATGTCCTGCTCTACTTGGGTCTTGACCAAATTTTTGACCAAAAGATCTAAAGCTCTCACCTATAGTCATTCCTGCTAAAGCTGCTTGTGCTCCTGCTAAAGCTGATCTTCCCTTTTTCTTCTCTTTTCTCTTTTTTCTCATCGCTTGGATTTTTCCACCCATAGCATAGTATTTTCTATTGACGACACCGCCGCCCATATATTTGATTTCTTGACCGGTTTTTTTAGCATGTTTTTTTGCTTTTTCACGGCCTTCTTTTGTATATTTAAAATGTTTTTCTCCTACTCTAGGCATTTTTCCTCCTTTGGAAATTTGTTGTGGAATTAACGATCTGCTAATTGCCATTAATAAACCTTGGCAAACTCAGCAACTACTGTATACATGTTGCCTGCATTTGCTGTACTTGGAACTACTAGATTAACATCTCTTTCGTTACTGCTTGAAGAGGTGTCTGGTTTAATACCACCAAATTCTCTAAAATCCCAGTATCCTGTTCCTGTTAATCCAATAATTGGTATGTCAGCATCAGAATCTTCCCAATCTAATCTTGCATAAGAATCACCGCCGTCGCCTGTATCACAGGCAAACCAAACTCTTAGTAAATTAAAGTAAGAAGGAGATGTACCATCAGATCTATTCGCCATGGCAGAGATATCACCAAATACGGTTGTACCGCCAGTGCCGTCTGATTGATTAACAATTTTAATAACTACTCGGTTATCACTTTGTTGTAGGATTGTTGGTCCCGTTACTACATCAGCCATATAATTATCCTCCTATATTATTTATATATTAAAAAATCTTAAAAATCAAAACAAATTAGCGTGGACCTAAGCCCACACTAATTATTAACTATTATTCAAAAACGAGTCTGCTTATCGCTTGATAATGCACGTTTATTGCTTCAGCTGCACCGTCGCCTGCTTCAATACCAATAAAGGGTTTTAAATCCACATCATTAGTCAAAGCTGCTGACTTAGTTGGTGATTTACTTGGTTGAACTGTTGTTACCGCAGTACCACCAGTAGAACCAGAGGTGCTTGTTATATTATACTGAATACCATTTACAAAAATAGTAGCTTTTCTATCACTATCTATAACGATTTTTAAATGGTAAGGCGTATCTGCTGCAACAGTAATTGGTAATTGACTAATATAATCAGTCCCACCAATACTATGAACAAAGTGCCATTTAGTAAAATCAGTAAACGCTTCACTGTTAGTAGCATCTGTTTGATATTTAAAATATGCTTGATCATCATCAGTTACAACTAATTGAGCGTCAGCGGTTCCTGTTTCTTTTATACCAGCCCACACTTTTTGATTATCAAGTGCAGGTAAGGAAATTGAAGCTTCCCATTCAACTGAGTTTTCAGTTCCCCATGTAACGTCATCCCAAGCTGATTGGGCAGTGTCTACATGAGGTACAAGAATTGCTTGATCCTGATCAGCACCAGCAGTTGTCATTAAGATACCGCCGTGTGTTGAGGAAAAAGTAGTCAAAGCATTTGTCATGTTAGTACCTAGTGTTTCAAAGTCTCTGTTTGCTACGACTCTTGTAGCTTCAGTTGCGCTTGCTAAAGAAGCATTCATTTGAGGTCTTTGCTTAAACCATTCTTCTAAGTAGTATCTTCTAGCATCTTTTACACCAGGACCCATAGATCTATCGTGAACTACGCCTGTAGATGCAGTTTTACTAATTAGTTTATAGTTATTTTCCGATCTCACTGGACCGGAAAAAGTTGTTTTCGCCATTTTTTTAATCCTCCGTAGATTAAATTTATACCGTCTCTTCTACGATTGTCTGCTAGGTCAGTCGGTATAATGTTAATAAACCCTAGTTAAGTGAGAGGACATAAAGCCCTCTCACTATAAAGATTACGCGCCTGGTGAACCAAAGATTCCTCTTGGATCAGACCAACCGAAAGAGTATCTTTCACGAGCTTTAAATCTCATGTTACCAGTATCAAAATCGCCTTCCATGGCGGTTCTTACTGGAGCTCTTACGAAATGTTTTAATCCATTTGGAGCATCGGTTATAATAAACCAAGCATCAGTATCAGTTAAATAATGATTTACAGAATAACCTCCTGGGAGCATTCCCATAGATTTTACTGCATTAACATCATTATCTGCTGTACCAACTCTCAACGGAGAAGCAAGAAGCCTCTCAGATGTGAATTGCAATTCTTTTGGTATAATTAATTTTACACCTTGAACTGCGACTTTTAATCCTCTTTCATCAACGAAAGCTGCTATATCAATCAAAGATTGTTCTAGCGAAGTTTCATTAAGATCAGATGCTGTGGAAAGTTCATTACGAACATCACCACCACCAACGGTAGGGTGATCAGTTGTAAGTAATGCTTTTCCATCTCCACCTGTGTAAGATGAACTAAAGCCATTATTAAGGACATTAGCGCCCTTAATTTGTTTAGCATGAGCCATAGATCTAGCTAGTGCTTTTGTGTAGCGAGCGGAAAGTCGATCATACAAATTATCTTCAACAGCTTCTTCAGTGATTGCGAAAGCCAAAGCAATTGTGTCATGATTATAACGAGCAGTCCAAGATTCTTGCGCAGTGTCGTAATTTACGCCTGCACCTTCTGCCTTAGATTCTGCGTTACCAAATCCTGATAACATTACTTCTTCTTCAAAAGCTCTATCTGAAGATTCTGTGTCAAATATTTCTGCATGTTCTTGGTCGTAACGACCATATTCCAAGCCAAACAAAGCATTTAAGCCAGGTTCTAGCTCTTTTGTTAGTTGTGAACGTGATATTGCCATTAGTTATATCTATCCTCCTATGAGACCGCGTGATGGGTCTTACCGCCAGATGAAGAATTTATATGTTCGAAAATCTTCACATACCAGTTACAGTTTGCTGCGCTTACATCACTGTTGCTAGGATCAGTTGATTTAGCAACAATTCTTAAGCCGGCTGTACCATCAGTTGTTTCGGATGAATCGATTTCATGACCGCTTCTACCAGTAGTTGTGCTACCAGCAGTTGCAATAAAATCATTATTTTGTCCTATGTCAACGATTGCTAGGTCACTAGAATCTTCTTGACCTTCAAAAATAACATTAGGATCATCGATTACAAACGCTACTGCGTCAGAGGCAGATGTACCAGTTGGCCAATATTTCGCATATTGTGGTTTCCCATTTGAATCGGTATAGAAACAACCATTAAAAACTCCAAGAATATTGAGTTGTCCTGCGGCTGCTACTAGAACAGTTCCAGTATCTCGTAATGTGACTAAGTCGCCGGAAAAAATGTTACCGGAAGCACCATCAGCGATTAAATACTCAGTTTGACCACCAGAATATGGTGCTCCACCTTGCATTTTAACAGGAACGAATCCAAAAGGGGCGTCTACGTTTGCCATTTTAGTATATCTCCTTGTTAACTAAGTTAATTAACCAAGTTAACGGGGTTAATAAAATATATAAACGGCGCTCAAATTCCTTTAAAAATTTTATTTTTTATCGGGTTTTGGGCCGCCAAAAGTGACACGTGTTTGTCTCTCTGGCTTTTGTATACGCATTGTTGGATGAGCATTATCCTTCATCATATTGCTATCAACAGATTCATCCATAGCTTCAGTTTTACTCTTGAAGTAGTTTCGTCTGCTTTCAGCAAGTTCTTCAGGCATCCTCGCCAACAATAATCCTCCTACAGAAATAACTCCTGCGTGTTTCCCGTTTTCAACGGTTGGAGCCTCAAAGTCTGGATACTCATCGCCTTTGACAAGTTCCCATCCTTCTCTCAGTTTAGAGGCAAGATTTTTCTTGTCATCTAAACCTGCATTCTCCACTCGAATCCAACGGTGCACAAACCCTTTTGGGGCTGGAGGTGCATCCAAGAGACTTGGGGGAGTCCACGTAGTTTTCCGTGTCTTTGTAGTACGCAACGTGGATGCGTGAGAGGTTTTGTTCAGTTTAGTTGTTTTTATCATGTTAGTTATCCTCCTTCACGTATTTAGCATATTCTTCTAACGGCACACCCAATTTTTTAGCGATTGCCACTTGAGACGGTGTGAGTCTCACAGTTTTGCGCCCAGTTTTTGAACTTCGAGTCGCGGACGCTACAGCTTGGGCGGGTTTCTGTTGTCCGGTTTCCGTTTTACTATCCTCATTAAACTTATGAGGAAACTCTTCACGAATTCTTTTATCTACTTCAGCGTAATATGTATCACTGTGTGGATCAAAACCTTCCTGCTCAACAAGTTTTTTATGTATTGCAAAAGCAGTATAAGTCATGGCTTCATTAGAACCAAACCAAGAGTTCTTTGCAGCCCATTCTTCTGCCTTTGGATCAGGCACTGGTTTATTATCCAAAGTGGTTGCGCCTTGAGTATTTTCCGCAGGTTTATTTTTCTTTTCAGATTTTATATGTTCTTCTGCAGCTTTTACTCTTGCTTCATCTACAGCTAGGGTAGCGATTTGCTGGTTTAAGTCAACAATTTTATCAGCATCTCCTTCTTCAATAGCTTTTTTAAGAAGCTCTTTAGATTTACCTGTTTCAGATTTTACTCTATCTGATGCTTGCTGTAAATAGTTTTTATCCAAATCATCAAAACGATTTTTAAGCTCGCCGTGAGATTTTTTAACGCTTTCCGCATAATCCGTGGCTGCTTGTTCTCTTCGTTCTGCTTCTCTTAGTTTAAACGTAAGTTTTTCAATACGTTTTTTTACATTTGTACTATATTCATCTAGCTCGTCAGTTTTCTCCTTTTTTGCTTTTGCAGTGGGAGCAACTACAGGTTCTTCTTTTTTTTCTTCAACTTCTATCTCTTTTTCTCCTTTATCATTGGTTTTAACTTCAGAAGTTTTTGGTTGAGGTAATTCTACATCAACCGCAGGGCCACTATCATCTAAATCAACCATAGGTTCACCCTGTTTGTCTTCTGTCTTCTTTTCAGTTTTAGGCATGGTTTCTCCTCCTTCTGTTTTCCATGTTAGACGTGTAGGATATCTTCTGGATTTCCTATCGTCGCGATTATTTCATCATCGTTTAATATACGCACCTCTCCACCCTCAATCTTAAATCTAGCTCCTGCATAGCGACCAAATAAAATCCAGTCACCTTCCTTACAATATGGACCATCAGGAAATTTTTCCTCGTCTTTGTAAGCATCGGGTCCAACTTTTAATACATAAGCACATACAGTAGCTAATCTTTCACGTTCTATAAATTCATCAGGTAGATGAATATTTTTTTTCTTTTTCTTTGGTTGAAAAGGTAATACTAATATTCTCCAGCCCGTTGGTGTAGGCATCTTGCTTAAAGCAGGTCTGCTTACATCAAATCCTTCAGGCAGGTTCTTTAATTTTTCATATTCTATTGCTTTTTTAATCTCTGCAGTTTTTGCTTCTTGTTCACGCCATTTCTTATCAGCGTGGTATTCTTTTTGAGTTAATGTTTGTTTAACAGGTCCATCCTTTATTTGACTCCAATGCTTTGATTTTTTCTCCTTGATATATTTTTCTGCTACGTTTCGCGGTAAGATTAAACCTTTTATAGGTTTAACTACATTTGGTCCTGGTATTATTTTATCCCTCTGGGTCATAATTCTTTAGCAGGTCTTTAATCTCCTGTTTCAATTCAAGCAACGATTTTCGCTGCCCTTGTAAATATTTATACTGTACAAAGTCCTTAGTGCCTTCATCCAGTATAATGGTTGTAATTGTATTTACCTTCTCGTCTATTACTTTATATAATTTATTGCAAAATGCAACAATGTCCATAGTTTTTTATATAAATAACCAAACTAAAAGTGCAAGTAAAATCCATTTTACTTTTATTGGATAATTTATTGTTTTACACCATAAACCACAGTCACAGTGTTTCTCACATTTGCACCATAGGCATTTTAAAAAGTTTTTCATTATTTTTTATTATTCCTAATTAAATCTATTCCAGGTTTTAATCCATAAATAGCACCAAATATACCAACTACAAGCCATTTATAAAAATCTGGAAAATTATTAAAATAGTGGAAAAATAAATCTAATTTTTCTTGTGCTTGTGGATCTTCTGAAAAAATACTCCAAGCAAGAATTACGATTGGTAAAACTATAATAATTAGTACAAGCTCATCTTTCCATCCTGCTTGCTGATTATCCATTACTGCTTTTTTATATTCAATATCCCCAGAAGCCATTCTCTCAAAGTACCTGCGCTCTGCAGCAGCTTCTAATGCTTTAGATCTTCTTCTGTCCTTATAGACATCTGCTCCTGTTTTAAGAGCAAGTGATATTAAACTCCACATTATTTATGTTTTCCAGATAAAGGATTCTTTTTAATAAAAAAATGTTTTTTTGAATTTTTTCTTTCGTGTCGTTTAAAGGCTTCTGTTCTCATAGAATCCATTTTTTCTACGCTCTCCTGTCTTGACAAAGCATTTCTCCATT